TAGAGCCAACAGGCAAAAAAACAGGAACTGGTGCTGATAGTACCGATGCAGAAGTTCTTGGACAATTAGGAGAACAGCACGAGATACCAAAGTTTATTCTTGAAGTTCGTCAGAATGTAAAGATAAAGAATACATATCTCGATAAAATTTTACCAGCTCTAGATAAAGACAATAGATTAAGAACAGGCTTCAACTTGCATGGTACAACTTCAGGTAGATTATCTTCTAGTGGAAAACTGAATATGCAACAGATTCCTAGAGATAATCCTATTGTAAAAGGTTGTATCCGAGCAAAAGAAGGACACAAGATTGTAGCAATGGACTTGACCACAGCAGAAGTTTACTGTGCAGCGGTTCTTGCAAAAGATGAAAACCTTATGGACGTATTTAGACAGGGTGGTAACTTTCACTCTGCTATTGCAAAGCAAGTATTTAAATTACCTTGTGAAGTGGAAGAAGTTGCAGAACTATATGGAGATAAAAGACAACAAGCAAAAGCAGTAACATTCGGTATAATGTATGGAGCAGGCCCTCAGAAGATTAGTTGGCAAGTTACCAAAGATAGTGGAACTGAGTTTTCAGTAGGAGAAGCACAGAGAGTTATTGCACAATACTTTGATATGTTTAGTAATCTTAAAAAGTGGTTAACAGTAAACCAACAGTTTATTCGTGACAATGCTTTTATTTATTCTTTCTTTGGTAGAAAGAGAAGACTAGCAAATGCTAAGTCAAAAGATCAGGGTATAGCTTCGCACGAAGTGAGAAGTGGTATCAACTTCTTAGTACAGTCTGTTGCTTCTGATGTTAATTTACTTGCAGGTATTGAAATGAATGAGTGGATAAAGAAAGAAGGTATGCCTGCTAGAATATTTGCTCTTGTACATGACTCTATACTAGCAGAAGTGCCAGACAAGTATGTAGATGAATACTGTGCAAAATTACAAGAATGTGTACAAAGAGAAAGAGGAATCAATATTCCCAATGCCCCAATCGGCTGTGACTTTGAAATAGGAAAAGATTACAGTATGGGTAAGTTTGAGAAGAAATATGGCTGACGCAGTTGTACTAATCGCAATATTGATCCCAGCATTTGCAAGTGTGTTTTTATTCCTAATAAAATCAGAGGGAACAAAAGGATTAGTAGAAAAACCATATAAAACAAAAGATGGAGAAAAACGAACTGCAAAGAAAGAACGAACAAATTATATAGTATGAAACGTAAGTTCCCTTTCTATGTTGTTCACACAGATAACGTAGAACTAATAGACGGCATACTATGGATAGAAGATCAAGTCCTAGACGATAAAAACATGAGTGGAGAAACTCTAGGAAAAAGAAGATTACAAACACCAATGAAGAGTTTGTACCCACTCAAATATATGATAACAGATACAGTTGAGTTAATAAAGCATAGAGGTAATTTCTATATAGATTCAACGGGTCATTTCTTTCGTTACTATAAACAAAAGAGTTTACCTTTGAAGTATCATAAGATAAGAAAAGTAGAAAAGAAAAGAGGAAGAAGTGTAGTTTGGTTAAAGGGTATAAATAATCCTTATGACTTTGCTAGACCACCAAGTCCTCAAGAAACTTGGGCAGGAGTATTATATCGAAGTGGTATTCCGTGGCTCATTTATGAAGTATGCGAGGAGCGTAAAAAAGACACATGGCGAAAAGTTTAGAAGAATGTTTAGAAAAAGGCATAGTAATAATTAAATTTCAAAGTTTAAAGAGTAGAAATATATATGAAAGAGAGTACACTTTAGATACTAAATATATGAATAATCCTACTCATATAATAAAACAAAGTGGAGATAAAATACTCTGTTATGATGTAGATTTTGAGAAGTGGGAAGATATAGATAAAGAAACAATAATAGAATGGAGAGCAATATGAAGTCAGTAATGCAACACCCAGTAGTATTTTTAGATAGTTATTTAGATAATGATCTTTGTGATTTTATCGTAAAAGAAGGAAAAAAATTAAATGTTGCTGAAGCAGCAGTATACGAAAAAGATACAAGTAGAAAAGTAGAAGATAATTCAATAAGAAAAGCAAATACTGCTTTCTTTGAGAGAGGACATTGGGTAGAGAGTATAGTAAGTTCTACACTTCATGCAATCAATCAAACAGCATGGCAAGCAGTAATAACTAATACAGAAAATATACAGTTTGGAATCTATGGTCAAGGAGAGTATTATGGAGCGCATCGAGATATAGATTTAGCAACTCCAATTAATAGAAAGTTATCAATTACTGTTCAATTAACAGACCCTAATTATTATAAGGGTGGAGACTTCGTATTATGGGGTCTAAATGGTAAAGAGTTAAGAAACGATGAGTGGAGAAACAAAGGATCAATACTTGTGTTCCCATCATTTCTTAAGCATGAAGTAGAAAAAGTAACTAAAGGAACTCGTATGTCACTCGTTCAGTGGTATAGCGGTCCTGAGTGGAAGTAATGAAGGCAATTCTTAATCACAGAATATACTTAGATACAACACCCGAACTCGAACGTAAGCTCGAAGAGGAGCTTACTTATACATTACCACCTCGTATGCCCATGGATCCGCCTATCGTCATAAAAACTATTAGACGAATTAGACCTGGTTTAGTTACCATACCTGGCGGAAGAACGGATTTAATCCCAGAGGGACACGAAATAATCGACAAAAGAGTTAAGTCACCAATCAAACTACCAGAGTTTAAGTTTAAGTTACGACCTTCTCAAAATATGGTTTACTCTGAGGTTAAAGACAACGCTATAATTAACGCGTGGGTCAGTTGGGGAAAGACATTTACAGGTTTAGCTATCGCAGGAAAGCTAAAGCAAAAAACACTTGTAGTTACTCATACTACTAACTTAAGAAGCCAGTGGGAAAAAGAAGTGGAAAAAGTCTACGGATTTAAACCAGGCAGAATAGGCGGTGGAGACTTTAACACTGAACCCCCAATCGTAATTGGGAATATTCAGAGTTTATACCGAAGAATTAACGATATAAAACATCTATTCGGAACAATCATTCTTGACGAAATGCATCACGTAAGCAGTCCGACTTTTACTAGAATTGTAGATGAAATGCCAGCAAGATATAAGATAGGACTAACAGGAACACTAGAACGGAAAGATGGGCGTCATGTGGTTTTCAGAGATTACTTTGGTAATCATGTTTTGAAACCGCCAAAGGAAAACTTCATGACTCCCGCTGTTGATATAGTAAAATCTGAAGTAAGATTTCTAGATGGTAGAACTATGCCATGGGCTAGTAAAGTAAACCATCTTTGTTATAATAGAGAGTATGTTCAGAGTGTAAGTATGATTGCTGCGGCTTATGCGGCACAAGGACACAAAGTATTAGTAGTTTCAAATCGAGTATATTTTCTAAAGGTTTGTGCAGAGCTAGTAGGTAAAAATGCAGTTCATGTTACAGGAGACATGGATCATGCAGAAAGAGATAAAACAATCAAACAATTAAAAAAAGATAAAAATGTTCTATTTGGAACACAGTCGATATTCTCAGAGGGAATATCAATAAACGAATTAAGCTGTCTAGTATTGGCTACACCAATCAACAATGACCCTTTACTTACTCAGCTTATAGGTAGAATACTAAGGAAAGAAGAAGGAAAAATGCAACCTATAGTAGTAGATATACATTTAAAAGGAAAAACAGCAGGTAGACAAGCACATGCCCGTATGGGTTATTATATGAAGCAGGGGTATGAAATAAACCATCTATGACCTCTGAAAAATATTTCTTGACAACAGTTGATTTTAGTGTTATAATATATGTTACTATATAATTGGGATAAAGTAATGTCCGTAAGCAATGGCAATATTAGTAATATAATTGCGATTCTTCGTATGATAGCTTATAAAAAGTTACCAACTAATTACTACGATCCAACATTTAAGTTTCAGAGATATAAGTTTGGGGGTAGTAGTTTCCTTATAAATCCCATTGACTTGTTAGAAACAGGTAGACAGTTTAGTGATAGAGAAGTAGTAGAGTATGCGGGTGTCGCATCGTTTCGCTCCTATCACTATTTTAATGAAACGAAAGACACCACACTAGACTTGTTACATTGTAAAGTGTCACAAGATATAATTAATAATAATAGACTACTTGATATTGAAGCGAATCGTATTCACTTCATGTTCGAGAAGCCACAAGGAGAAATATAATGGCAATAAAATTTAATCAGAGCAAAGGTTCGGCTCAAAAAGAAAGAATAGAATCATACGTATATACAGGAAAAGAAAATCATCATGTAAGATTAGTAGGTGATTTACTTCCTAGGTATTTATACTGGATAAGAGGAGATCAGAAAAACTATCCTATAGAGTGTTTGGCTTTTGATAGAAATACTGAAACTTTTAACAACAAGGAAAAAGATCATGTTCCTGGATATTATCCAGATCAGAAATGTTCTTGGTCTTACGCTATTCAATGTATTGATTACAGCGATGGTGAGCCAAGTATCAAAATCTTTAATCTAAAGAGAAAGTTATTCGATCAGATCATGACTGCCGCTGAAGATTTAGGTGATCCAACTGATCCTAATACAGGCTGGGATATTATATTCAAGAGATTGAAGACAGGTCCTCAGGTATTTAATGTAGAGTATCAGTTACAAGTACTAAAATGCAAACCAAGAGCGCTCAATGAGAGTGAACAAGGTCTTGTTGCAGAATTAAAGTCTATGGACGATGTTCTTGCAAGACCTACAGCAGATGCACAACTAGAATTACTAAAAAGAATTACCGAAGAGAGCGGTTCTGTTGATGAGAGTATCTCATCAGAATTTGATGTTGAGTAATGATACTATTTACGGCAGACTGGCATATTAAACTTGGTCAAAAGAATGTTCCAATGCCTTGGGCTTGCTCAAGGTATGAACTCTTTTTCGAGCAGTTGAAAGGGCTAGAAGATCAAATAGATTTACATATTATAGGTGGAGATTTATTTGATCGTATGCCGTCAATGGACGAGCTTACTCTATACTTTGATTTTATAAAGAGAGTAGGAGTAAGAACAATTATATTTGACGGAAATCATGAAGCTACTCGAAAGAACAAAACATTTTTTGATAATCTTATTCGAGTAACAAATGAATTAAATCCTCTAGTAGAGGTTATAACAGAACTCTACTATGAAGATGACTGGGCGATTCTTCCCTATGCAGATTTGCATAAAAAGAATAGTATAGAAATGATAGATGCAGCTTATCTATTTACTCATGTTCGTGGTGAAATACCACCTCATGTAGTACCAGAAGTAGACTTAACTAGATTTGATAAGTTTAAAGAAGTTTTTGCAGGCGATTTACATGCTCACGAGAATACTCAACGAAACATTGTATATCCAGGCAGTCCAATGACTACTTCCTTTCATAGAAATGTAGTAAAAACAGGTTACTTATTAATAAATCCCCAAGTAAATTGGGAATGGACGTGGCACGAATTTAACTTACCACAGTTAATTCGTAAAACAGTAGATAATGTAGACGAGATGGTACAAACAGAATGGCATCATACAATATACGAAATAGAAGGAGATGTTCAAGACCTAGCCAAAGTTAAAAACTCGGATTTACTAGATAAGAAAGTAGTAAAACGAGAGACTGAAGCAACTTTAGATCTCGAAAATCTAACAATGGAAGAAGAATTAGTAAAGTATCTACAAGAGATACTAAAAATAGAAAAAACAAACGATATAGTGAGAGTGTTCAATGATTATTCTAAAAACTTTAGTATGGAGTAACTGCTTTTCCTATGGAGAGAAAAACAAAGTGGACTTATCAAAGTCTACCCTTACGCAGTTGGTTGGAACCAATGGTGTTGGGAAGAGTTCTATCCCTCTTATATTGGAAGAAGTATTATTCAACAAAAATAGTAAAAATATTAAGAAAGCTGATATTGCTAACAGGTATGTTGGTAAAGGTTATGATATTAGTCTTGAGTTTTCTGTGGATAGTGACGTATATGTTATTAACGTTAGTCGTAGGACCGCCCTTAAATGTAAACTAACAAAGAATGGGGAAGATATATCTTCACACACTGCGACAAATACTTATAAAACATTGGGAGAAGTTTTAGGTATTGACTTTAAAACATTTACACAGCTAGTATATCAGAATACAAATGCGAGTTTACAATTTTTAACCGCAACTGATACTAACCGTAAGAAGTTCTTAATTGACTTATTGCAGTTAGATGATTATGTAAAATATTTTGAGATATTCAAGGAAGCTGTAAGAGAGGATTCTTTAAGTGTTTCACGACTAGAGTCAAAAATTGATACTATTGATAAGTGGTTAAATGACAATAAATTGGAAGATACATCTCTACTATCAAAGTTAGATTTACCATTTCACTCGGAAAGTGATGATAAACAATTAAGTTCTTTACAAGTACAATTTGAAAATATCATTGATAAGAATAAAAAAATATCAACTAATAATTATTGGAAAGAGCAGTTAAAAACTATAAAAGTAGAAAAAGTCACTGGAGAAATCCAAGATTATGACGATCTTCAATCCCAGCTGGGTCGGTGGAGAGCTGAAGCAAATAAGAGAGTATTTCAAGGCACAGACGAAAGAGTATGTCCTACTTGTTTGCAGGAAGTTGATATAGAACTTATAAAAGAAATACAAAGTAAACAGGAGAAGGAAGTTGAAGCAGCTTCACACAAAGTTCGTGGCATACTTTCAGAGATTGAAAGTATCAAAGAAAGCAACTCCAAAGTCTATGCCGCACAGGAAAGACAGAGGGAGTTTGAAGAAATTTATCGAAGTATTGATTCAGACTTACCAAACGATTTACTTTCCGAAAGTGACTTACAGACAGAGATATCTACCCTTAAAGAGAGAATCTCTAAGTCGAGGGAAAAACTCGAAGAAGTAATTGAAGAAAATAATCGTAGAGAAAGACATAATACTCGTATAGGTATTATACAAGAGCAAACAGACGAGTTTGAGAAACAATTAGAAGAAGTTTCAGGGCAACTTTTTGAGAAAGAAGATAACTTGCAGATACTTGAACTACTCAAGAAAGCATTTAGTACCAATGGTCTACTTGCCTATAAGATTGAGAATATGGTCAAGAATTTGGAAGACATGACCAATCACTATCTTGCAGAATTTAGTGATGGTCGATTTGCTCTGAACTTCGTCATACAAAGCGACAAGTTGAATGTTGAAGTATCTGACAATGGTAACATTATAGATATTACTGCACTTTCCTCTGGAGAGTTAGCAAGAGTAAATATAGCAACTCTTGTCGCAATTAGACGACTAATGAGTAGTATTTCTTCATCTAGAATCAATGTATTGTTTTTAGACGAAGTTAACCAAGCACTTGATGAGCAGGGAAAAGAGAAAGTAGTAGAAGTTCTACTGAAGGAAGATGACCTTAATACATACCTTGTTTCTCATGGTTGGACACACCCATTACTTGATAAGATAGAAATAATAAAAGAGGAGAATATAAGTAGTTTATCATGAAAAGAACTATATTAGTAACATTAGTAACTTTAGTATGCCTTATATGGTATGTAACAGCAGACAGTCCAAGACAATCAAGAATTCAAGGTTGTTATGGTGAATGTTACGAAAAATATGTAGAAGTTCATGGTAGTTTTATAGAAGAACTACAAGCACAAGTGGAAGCTGCAGAAGCAGACGAGTTTTCCTCTATTCGAGGTTTATGGGCAGGTTGTGCAGCTTGTCATGGAATGACTGGAGGCGGAGGCATTGGTCCCGCTTTGGCAGGTAGAAAGATAGACGATATGTTAAAAGCATATCGAGCAGGTGAAACAAGAGGTGCTCAGTCAGCTCTCATGTGGTCACAAGCGGGTCAACTTACTGACCCAGAAATAGATTTACTTAGTAAATTTACAGTACAGTTGTGAAGTACGTAAAACAAACGGAATTACAACTAAACAAAACCAAAGAAGCAACTCCAGAGGAGCAGCTAGAATGGTTAGAAAAAGAACTAATACCATTAGGAAAGATACAACTAAAATTTATAGCATTTATGTCTATTTTACAAATAGCTAGTG